AGCGGAGGGCATGAGTGGCGCTGATACGCCGCCTATGTCTTCTCCCATGTCTACCCCTGAACCTGCGATGGGTTCTAAAGAAGGCGCAATGGTCAATATCAGCTTGGCAGTAGATCTGATTAAACGGTCACTTCCTGGCATTGGCGCGGATTCTGAAGAAGGCCGCAAAGCACTGACTGCTATCAAAACCCTTATGTCTGTTGTTGGAGAGCGCAAAGACAGCGCAGAAGAACTCAAGCAATCAGAAATCTTGCAAATGTTACAATCGCTTCCGCAAGCTGGTGGTCAATCGCCAGAGGGCAAGGCGATGGCAGCCGCGCCAGCGATTCCTGGCATGATGTAATTTTTAAGGAGAATATCTTGGATCTGTTTAAGCCTCGCGGCGCTGCCGCACCCCGTAATCCTACGGACAACAACCAGCAGAATGGTCAGATTGTGAACACTCCCCGCTTTGCGACATTGGGTGGTCTGAGCAACGCAGCCAAAGCTGGCGCAAAGAACAAAATGATGGTTGAGAAACCAGGCGGCAAGCGCATTATCTGATGCGCTTTTTTATTATTAGTAGGGGATAACTATGTCACTTGAAGATCTGAGTTTAGAAGCGCGTGATGAGCTTGCAGCTTTAGCGCGTCAGCTTGCGGAGAATCCAAATACCCGTAAAGACTTTCTACGTCTAACGAAGAAAGCCAAACCGGATATGCCGATTCCAGAGCTTGAGATTGAAGATGCGACAAATGCCGTTGTGCAAAAAGCCAATGAGCGTGTCGAGCGTCTTGAGGCTCAACTGCGTGAGCGCGATGCGATTGAAGAACTAACCAAGCGTCGTAACAAACTTCGCGCTAAAGGCTTGGCTTCAAGCGATGAAGACATTGAACAGATTGAGAAGGTTATGCTAGACAAAGGCATTACCAACCATGAAGCTGCGGCTGAATATTGGGATTGGATGAAGCAGTCCGCTGCCCCAACTCCCACGGGCTACAATCCATCTGCAATCAAGGGCTTTAACCTTGACCAGTTCTGGAAAAACCCTGTACAGGGCGCTCGTAACGAAGCTGCTGCTGCATTGCACGAACTTAGGCGCAATCCGAAACCAATCGGGTTGTAATGTAAACAGGGGATATTTTTAGAATCGGAGATAAATCATGCCTATTGGCGGTGGTATTCTTCCGGCATCGGGTTCGACACAATTTACCGAACTGACTTACGTCACTCGGCGTGCCTTTATCCCGAAGCTGGTAGTTCAACTCTATAACTCGACTCCGCTTATGGCGGCACTGATTGCTAACAGTCAGCAAGCCTCTGGCGGTGTTTCTTCCGTAACCGTTCCTGTTCAGGGTTCGCAGTTTGTGAACGCTCAATGGTCTGACTACAGCGGCTCGTTCGCTCAACCGTCAGTCCAGCAAGGCGCTTATAACGCTGAGTTCAACCTGAAGCTGATGATTGCTCCAGTGCCGTTCCTCGGTATGGAAGGTGCAGTTCAGCAAGACGCTGCCGTTATTCCTCTGATCGAAGCTCGCATGAACGATGCGACTAACGTGATGATGGATGCGATGGCAACCTCGCTGTACAACAACACCACGAACAATCAGCAGTTCATTGGTCTTCCTGCTGCTGTTGCCGATTCTGGCACTTACGGCAACATTGACCGTGGCACTTACACTTGGTGGAAGTCGAAGCAGTACGCTGCTGGCTCCGTCAACCCAACTCGTCAAAACATTCTCCAGTACATTTCCGGTACTGTAAAGAATGGCGCTGAAGTTCCTTCATTTGGCGTTTGCGGTTTTGGTACTTGGACTTTGCTGGCTCAAGACTACGTTGGTCAAGAGCAATACGTTATCACTCCTGGCTCCGGCTTTGACAGTGATGCGAACGGCGCTCAAGCTGCCTTCCGCGCTTTGATGGTTGCTGGCGTTCCTATTTATCCTGATCCATATTGCCCAGAAGGTACTGTGTACTTCCTGAACACCAACTATCTCTCGCTCTATATCCATGAGCAGGGTTCGTTTGTGTTTACGGGCTTTGAATCGACGCTTCCGAACTGGCAGATTGGCTACGTTGGCGCAGTGCTGATGATTGCTGAATTGGTCAATACGAAGCCTAAGTCGATGACAAAGGTGACGGGCTACAACTCTTTGACTCTGTAAGGGAGAAATAGTCATGTCAAATAAAATCCTAGTCGCTGGTGCGCCAACTGATTCCCCAGGCGCATTTTTCCAGGCTTATGCTGCTGGCAATGCAACCGTCACCGTTCCGGCTGGCGATTACTACATTACGCCGACTGCAAACGTCACCATTGAACTGAATACCAATACCAGTGGCAATATCAGCAATGCAGTTTGGGCTGTTGTTGTGGCAAATAACACTGGTGGTTATTTCATAGCTGATGGCGTAAACATTCGTGCTAATGTTTTGGCTGGCACTCCGACAATCACTCTGTTCCAAGTGAACGGTGGTGAGGCTGTGTCTGAGACTTACGCCTAAGGAGACAGCATGAATGCTAACCGTGTAGGTGCGTTGTTACCCAACAGTTTTGGCAACTTTGCTATTGGTCAAGCAGTCGGCGTATCTGTCGCTGCCACTGGTAACGCAGTTGCTCAAATTCCTGTTGTGGGTGGAACCGCATACATTGTTCGCAAGATTCTTGTCGCTAATGCAAATAAAAGCATTGCTACCGGCAACGTGACGATCCTTACCTCTAACGATGGTAATGCGTCCAACGCTGTTAGCAATGCTACTCTTTTGTCTTCCGTAACTAGCAACGCTACTTTCCAAGATGTTACTTTGGCTACTAGCACTGCTACTACGGTTTATTCTGCTGGTTCGTTCTACGTTAAGGTGAACACAGCAGTTAGCGGCGGCACTTGCGACATTACCGTATTCGGTGACTTTGTAACCCCATGACAACTATTTATGTGACCAACAAGACCGATAAGGTTCTTGTCGATGAATATGCCTTTAAGCAGTATAAGTTTCCAGTAAACATTACTGTTGAAGTTCCTATTGAAGTTGCGCGTCACATATTTGGTTATGGCTCTGATAATAAAGAGTCGATAGTAGCTAGGCTGGGATTTGCAAAAACTTTGAACGATATGCCAGATGGTTTACTTCATTTGGAGAAGTTTATTGTGAGCGAGGAGAAGCCTAAACAGGATCGGTCTTTATCCCCGCCGATTGACATAGTACCCCCTCCCGTTCCGCAAGGTCGGGTGGGGAGAATTGTCCAAAAAGCAGCTTAACTATGGGAATTAAATGGCAACGCTTTCTAGCTACATCACAGAGGTTCGCAGACTTCTGCACGATGCAAACGGGAATTTTTATTCCGACTCCGAATTAACGGATTACATCAATTCGGCTAGACAGCGCGTTGTCCGCGATACTGGTTGCCTTCGCACCATTCAGATTACCCAAACTCCGCTTGCCCCTGTAGCTTCTGCTACCCAACCTGTTGCTTGGGCTGCAAATACAGCGGTAACTTTGAACGAATACATCTTCTCCAATATTTTTATTTACCAGGTCACAACGGCTGGTACGACAGGAGATGATCCACCTAGCTATCCTGCGTATGGCGGCCTATACCCGCCCAGCACTCCATTTGCTAATGGCACAGCGCAGTTTACCTATGTGGGTAATGTCGAGAACATGAACTATGTCGCGTTGCCAGAAGGCTTAAATACGCTTGACGTTCTTAATATCAATCTTTACTGGGGGAATAGCCGTGTTCCGCTGCAATATTTGCCGTGGACACAATTTAACGCGCAGTTGCGTTATTGGCAAAACTATATTGGCCGCCCCGTAGCGTTTTCTATTTTTGGTCAATCAAAAATCTATTTGTCTCCTGTGCCGGATCAAATTTATACGGTAGAGATAGACACGGTGGTATTGCCGCCTGACCTTGTAAATGCTGCTACGGTGGATACGATTATTGATCCATACACTAACCCTGTTGCTTTCTATGCGGCTTATAAGGCCAAGTACAAAGAACAGAGTTATGGTGAAGCTGAGATATACAAACAGGAATATGTGAAACAAGTCCAGGCTGTTTTGTCGAGCGTGATGACTCGCAGACTGCCAGACCCTTATAGCACTCCCTTCTAATCATGGCGGCGGCTGAACAAAAGAAGTCGTATCAAGTCGTTAAGCAATTTCGTGGCGTAAACACGAAAGCTAACCGCACTGCCATCGACGAGAACGAATTTGCATGGCTAGAAAATGCCATGCCTATTGGTTATGCCAACCTCAAGATCACGCCCTATAGCAGCAATACTACAGTAGCTTTTGCCAATGTTGCGTCTGGTCTTTACCCAGCAAATATCAACAATAATGACTATGCATTGGCTTTCCAAGAAGATGGAAGCTGCGAGTACGTTGACATTATTTCCAACACAAAAGCTAACCTGGCAACTGCTGGCACTTTTTCCAATTCTGGCATCAACATTACGCAGTGGAAAAGTGAGCGAGTTCTTATTGCTGACAAGAACAAAGGCATTTTTAATTGGGATGGCACTAACCTTGTAGCTATCGGTGGCGTTGGATCAATAGGAATTGTTAATGGTGGATCTGGTTATTCCAGCACTCCAGCCGTAATTATTTCTGCGCCCAATCAAACTGGTGGTATCCAAGCTGAAGCTGAAGCCATTATTACGGCAAATGCAGTTACTTCAATTACTTTGACTGAGGCTGGCAGCGGCTATACATCGGCTCCAACGGTTACTATTTCTGGTGGTGGCGGCGCTAATGCAAATGCAGTCGCTAGTCTGATTACATTTTCCACAGGAACAGTCAGCGTTTTAGTAACGAACGGCGGCACAAACTATACGAATGTTGCCAATACTGTTGTAACCATTGCTGGTGGTGGCGGCACAAATGCTGCTGGTCAGGCCATTATCTCTGGCGGTCAGATCATCAACGTCATTATGACGAATGCTGGCAGCGGTTATTCCAATGCTTCCAATATCACGGTAACGATTGCTGGTGGAGGTGGAACTAATGCAACAGCAAAAGCTATTATCAACAGTGAAGAACTCTCCGGCATTCAAACCTTTAGCGGGCGTACCTGGGTTTCGCAGGGAAGGACTGTTTCTTACACTGCTGCTGGCACATACAATGATTTTACAAGCGTATCTGCTGGTTCTCTTACTCTGACTGACAACACGCTGCATAGCAATATTGTTCAGTTATTGTCTGCCAATAACTTTTTGTACATTTTTGGCGAAGACAGCATCAACGTATTTTCGGATGTGCGCGTTACTAATGTTGGCACAACCATATTTACCAATACCAACGTATCTGCGTCTGTGGGTACACGACTACCTTACGCAATCTTCCCGTACTTCCGTTCTGTTTTATTCATGAATGAGTATGGTGTTTATGCGTTGGTGGGATCAACAACTTCCAAGCTGTCAGATGCGCTGGATGGCGTATTCCCGAACATTGACTTTACAACTGCAACCGTTACGGCTGGGCAGGTTCTTCTAAACAATATTCTTTGTGCAGCATTTAACATTCGCTATAACGATCTTGGAACTTATCGCTATATCCAGGCGGTATTTTTTGAGCGCAAATGGTTTTTTACGAATCAGCGTCCTGATTTAAAACTAACCATGTCCATTCCTTCCGACGGCAAAATTAAAATGTTTGGAACGAATGGAAATAATTTGTATCATCTTTATGATGATCCACTAACATCTATTGAAAGTATTATTCAATCGCCATTGCAGCCTATGGGCGATCCTATTAGAACAAAACAAGCATTAAAGATTGGCATTGAGGCCACAGTTAGCAATAGTGCTTTATTGAATGTAACCGTTGATAGCGAATCAAATGCAAGTCCAGTTTATGTGCTGGGTAATTTTGTTGGATGGATAAATAATTTTGGAACAACAATTTCTTGGATAAATAATTCAAGTTCAGTGGTTACCTGGGTTGGCGGTCAAGGTTATACATTGTTTAAGACTGACGCGCAGCAATGGGGTAAATATCTTGGAATGACCGTAACTTCCAATTCCGCTGGATTTGTGGTCAATGGTTTTGAATACGAACACGAATTGAGAGTGAGGTTTTAAATGCCTGTACCTTTTGCTTTTTCAAATGCAACAACGTCTTTGCCTTTATCGCAATTAGACGCAAACTTTAATACGCCTATTACGCTTGGCAATACAGCCATTCAGCTAGGCAATACAGTAACGACGCTCAATAACATGACGTTGGCAAATGTTACTATCCAAAGCGGAACAAGTACCGTTGGTAACGTCACGATTGGTAATACAACAATCGGGTTGGGAAATACTGCAACCACGATAGGTAATTTGACATTATCAAATGTCACAATTAGCAGCGGCTCAATTAGTGCCAATGTTTCTAATGCAACATCAGATAGCGTTAATGTTGTTGGCTACATGGGCATTCCACAAAATAGCCAAAATGGTAATTACAACGTGGTTATTGGCGATGCGGGTAAACATCTTTACCACCCAACAGGCCAAGCTGCGGCAACGTATACATTCCCCGCAAATTCTAATGTCGCGTTTACTATTGGTACAGCTATTACGATTGTGAATGGTTCTGCTAATGCGGTTACTGTTGCTTTGACAACGGACACTTTGTACTTGTCATCGACAGGAGCTACTGGAAATAGAACTCTTGCCCAATGGGGTATTGCAACCGCAGTAAAGATTGCAAGCACAACTTGGGTAATTTCTGGATCGAATCTGACATGACAGGAATTATTCAGGCACTTTTTGCCTCTTACGCTGGCAAAGTTGTTACTGGCGATTACCTTGTTGTAGCTGGTGGCGGCGCTGGTGGTGGTGGTGTTGGCGGAGGCGGTGGCGCTGGCGGATATAGAACTTCCGCAGGAACTTCTGGTGGTGGAGGTTCTGCTGAAACTTCTTTAAATTTTGCTGTTGGAATTGCTTATACCGTTACCATCGGCGCGGGGGGCGCTCGCGGAGCAACAGAAAGTACGCCAGGTTCAAATGGCTCTAATTCAGTATTTTCATCTATTACGTCAACTGGTGGTGGCTGTGGTGGTAGTGCGGCTGCATCCACTTCTGGGCAAAATGGTGGCTCTGGAGGCGGCGGTAATGGCGGCGGCTCTGCTGCTGGTTCTGGTACTGCAAATCAAGGTTTTGCCGGTGGCACAACAAACACAAGCAATAACACCTATACAGGCGGCGGCGGCGGCGCAGGGGCGGTGGGCGGTAGTTATACATCTGGAACTACCTCTGGTGCTGGCGGTGCTGGAGTAGCCAGCACAATTACTGGGTCATCCGTTACAAGAGGTGGAGGTGGCGGTGGCGGTAGATATGGCGCTGCTGTAAATGGTGGAGCAGGCGGTTCCGGCGGTGGTGGTAATGGTAATGGTGGTTCTGGAACAACGCCAGCAAACGGTAGTGATGGTTCTGCTAATACGGGCGGCGGCGGTGGCGGCGGCTCTGGAAATGGTGGATTGGGCGGCAACGGCGGTTCCGGTATCGTTATCATCAAAATACCTTCTACGCATTTTGCTTCTTTTTCCAGTGGCGTGACGGTTACAACCAGCACATCTGTCGCTGGCTTCAACATCTATACCGTTACTGCGACTTCGACCACATCTGAGACCGTAACCTTCTTTGAAGGCGTTTCTGCTAGTTACCTTGTAGTTGCTGGCGGTGGTGGCGGTACAGCGGGATTAACTTATAAAGG